CGATTACATTCTTACCAGGAAGTGGTATTACTAACTATGGTAATAAAACAACACAGCCAGGTAGTGCTTTAGATAGAGTTAACGTAGCTCGCTTAGTTAATTATATTCGTAAGCAATTAGAAGTCCTTGCTAAACCATTCTTGTTTGAACCAAATGATGAGATTACACGTAATGAGATTAAGAACGTTATCGAATCATTAATGAATGATTTAGTTTCGAAACGAGGCTTGTATGATTATTCAGTAGTATGTGATAAGTCTAATAATACACCATTCAGAATAGATAGAAATGAACTTTGGGTTGATATAGCAGTAGAACCTGTTAAATCAATTGAGTTTATTTATATTCCGGTCCGTATTAAAAACACAGGCGAAATATCCGGCGGTTAATTGGTTACCTTAGGAGAACTAAAAAAGCGGCTTCGGTCGCTTTTTTAATGGGCGATTTTTCACCCTGTAAATATGATAAATAATACACAAATAGGAGACAAATAAATGTCAGTTTCATCATTAACAAAAATGTCAGTTCCATTAGCAAGTGACCAATCAGCAACAGGGCAAGGCTTATTAATGCCTAAGTTGCAATATCGTTTTCGTGTTGTATTTGAAAACTTAGGTGTTTCGACTCCACGTACTGAATTAACAAAACAAGTAGTAGATTTTAAGCGTCCGAGTGTTTCATTTACAGATATCCCAATTCATGTATACAACTCACTTATTCACTTAGCTGGTAAACACGAATGGGCAGATGTTACCTGTAACATTCGTGACGATGCATCCGGTTCAGTTGCTAAATTAGTCGGTGAGCAATTACAGAAACAATTAGATTTCATGGAACAATCATCAGCCGCATCAGGAATCGATTACAAATTCATCACACGTTTAGAAATGCTAGACGGTGGTAACGGAGCACATGAGCCTACTGTACTCGAGACTTGGGAACTATATGGTTGTTATTTACAAACTGTAGATTACGGAGCAGTTAACTATGCAACGTCCGAGCCGGTTATTATTGCATTAACTATCAAATATGATAATGCACTACAAACACCATTGGGTTCTGGAGTTGGTACAGACGTTGGACGTACAATTGGTGATCTAGTTACTGGAACAGGAACCGGTTCTAGAGGATAATGGGATTTTTTGATTCATTACTTGGTGATGATTTCTTTGGAGATGTCGGCGATGGTGTTTTTGGCACAGATTATCTTAAAGATTTCACACATGCCAAGAAATTATTTAGGTCTGATGCTTATGCGTTAGCACCTAATCAGAAATTTCTATTTCATGTATTTTTTACATTGAATGTACCCTATCCGTCGTCTGATTCCGGATTAGTAGGCGCATTAGTAAAATCTGTGCAATTACCATCATATTCAATTGATACAAAAGAATACATCCAATACAATAGAAAGCGTAATGTTCACAATAAAATTGAATACCGTCCTGTTGATATAAAACTACACGATGATTCAAGTGATACTGTTCGATCGTTATGGTACAATTATTATAGCTATTATTTCGCTGACAGTGACTATGCTTATGATTCTCCTGTTAATAATGGCGGTCCGCAAGGTAACGGTATGGCGTATAACGGGCGGGACATTTATAAGCCTGAATGGACTCACCCAGCCTGGGGTATGTCAACTAAAAGTGCATCTGGTAGTGTTAAACCACCATTTTTTAAAAATATTAAAATCTACGGTATGAGTAGAGGAAACTATATACTATATACTTTAGTTAATCCTGTAATAACAGAGTGGCGACATGATACTTACGATTATGCACAAGCAGATGGTATTATGGAACATTCTATGTCTGTTAAATATGAAGCTGTTAAATATAGTAAAGGTAAAGTATCCGATGGTATTCCGGGATTTGCAGAACCTCAACGATATGATACTTCCCCAAGTCCACTTGGAAAACCAGGATCCACAGCAAGTGTACTTGGTCAAGCTGGATTAGTAGATTCGGGATTAAGTGCATTAGATGATTTAGCTAATGGTAACATACTAGGTGCCATTAAAACAGTAGGCACTCAATATAGAACATTTGAAAATGCTGATATGAGTTTTAAAGATATTGTGCGTGACGATGTATTAACTGAGGCTAGAAATCAGTTGCCGGGTGTAGTTAACAATCTAGGTAGACAGGTTGGTGATTTATTTCCGAGTAATAATGGAACTGGAACAGTATCCACACCTCCTGCAGGTAGGGTAAGACCAACACCAATTAACGGAGGTACTAACGGATGATAAATCAAACAAATACAATTAACGACGGTATTTCCACAGACAGCAAAAATTTAAATGTAGTTACTGACTTTAATACCAAAGCCGCCGATGTTAATGGCAATGAATGGGATTATATATTAGGATTTTTTAATTCTGCATTTAAAGACCCAATTGCCGCAGAAAAATTCACACAAGAAATTTATCAAGTTGGTAGTCAGTCGGGTGTCAATCCATTGGATATTATTAAAACAATGGAAGGTCAAACTGGAATTGAATTAAATATGTCATTGGCTTATTATTTAAATGGCATACGTTCAAATACTACATTATTAGGTATTCATAATATAATTAAGCCAAACTACTACGCTGGTAGAAGTGTATTGATATAATGCCTAAGTATAAGCAAGGCATCTTCAAACCAAAACATCCAGAAAAATATGTAGGCAAGGGCTCGATACAAATGCGTAGCTCATGGGAATTCACCTTCGCAAGATTTTGCGATTCTAATCCTGCGGTACTTGAATGGGCAAGTGAAGGAATTCGTATACCATATATCCATCCATTTACACATAAAAAAACTTCGTATGTTCCGGACTTTTTAGTACGTTATAAAGATAAGACTGGTAAGATATACACGGAGCTTGTTGAAATAAAACCTTATAAGCAATCGGTGATTGAAGGTAAGATGAATCAAAGACAACGAGCAACAGTAGCAGTCAATCATGCCAAATGGGCGGCAGCAACATCATATTGTAAACGAACTGGTATAAAGTTCAGGGTTGTTACTGAGAAAGAACTCTACCGCAAATAACAGCATAAATACCTACTATGCAAGATAATAAAAACCTTCAAGAATTATTTAACCTCCCAGATACTGATGAATCAATGACATTTACAGACTTAGCCGAACCACCACCCGGACATACCCCAGATGAGATTACACTAGAAGCCGCTAATAATTTAGATAAAATAAACAACGCCCTTCCACAAGTTAAAAGCCTTGAAGCTGATGATAATGATATGGATGAGTTATCGGACTTAGCTAAAGGCAGTTATCAAGACTTAGTAGATTTAGGGATGCAAGTAGACAGTCGCAGTGCAGGTGATATTCTAAGCGTAGCACAACAATTCTTAGGCCATGCAATTACAGCCAAAACAGCTAAAATGAACAAGAAGCTAAAGATGATTGATTTACAATTAAAAAAAGCAAAGTTAGACGCCGACAAACTTAAAAATAATCCAGAACAGGTTGAAGAAGCTAATGGTACGGTAATGGATCGTAACGAGTTATTAGACGAGCTCCTAAAGCGACAGAAAGAACAAGAATCATAAATACACTTAACTCAGGATTATTAACACAATGAAATCATTATATGAATATGTAGCAGAGACGAGCAAAGATTTTACCTACCCTGTAAAAGTTGCAGGCGAACTTACTACCGAGACACTAACAAAATTTAAAGAATTTTTAGGAAAGTTTGATTTAGAGAGTTCAACAACCCCTAAACAAACCCCTATATCAGAGCAAGTAATTGGCTTCCCAGGACTTAAAAACGAAACAGTAAACATTTTTGAAGTAACATTAAATTACCCAGCGGGTGTTGATGCTATTAGAGAAGAAGCACGTTTAGCAGGAATTGATTTAGCAAAGATTATCGTAATCTCAGAAGATTGGGATGACAGTATGCAAGCTGAAGCAGAAAGACAAGAAGAACCAACCTTACTCGAAACTCCAGAATATCCAGCAGACTCAAAAGAGCAAGTTGAGCTAAGTGAAAAATACAGTGGCAGTTTTAAAGACATTGTAAAAAATGCGGCAAATACAAAATTTGAAATTGCAGGTGAGAAAACACAACCAGCGAAGTTTAACACAGACGCAAAAGCAGGTGGAGAGAAAAGCCCGTTTACCCCAGTAACTCGCCCTAACACAGAGGATTTATTAAAATAATGAGCAATCCATTTTACAAATTATTAGAGACATTTGATGAGCTCGATGAAGATATGCCAACTAAAGTTAAAAAAATTGGTAACCAGATTGAAGTAGATGATGGCGCAGGCAATAAAACTATGTACGATGAAAAGACATGGGATGAGATGCATGACGATGATGGGAACCAAGTTGGTGTAACAGAAGGTTATGGAGATGATTATGAAACCGACCCTGAGTTTGATAATAGTGGGGAGATGGCTGATACTATGTATACTGATAATGAGTTTGATATCGATAGTGCATCTAATTTTAATATAGATGACGATGACATCGGTATGGACTTTAACTTCGAAGCCGAAGAAGATGACTTCGAACCAGCAGACGCAGTAGTAGATGATAACTTGTTCAGTGATCCAAATTACAGTTCCGATTACGATAGCGGGGGTTGGGGTGATGAGTTAGGTGATGACGACATCGGTATGGACTTTAACTTCGAAGCCGAAGATGATGAATACAATGATAATGAATTTGAAGTACTCGGTGGCACAACCGACTCTCGAGAGGATGAGTTCTTTGGCGGTGACGACGACTTTGATGCTCCAGATTATGAAACATTCGATCTTAAAACACACGGCAAGCGTTTACGTCCAGGAACACCTATTATGTTCAGTGATGACATTGGTGGTGGCGAAGGCACATTTATTGAGAAGAGCCCAAGTGGTGCATTTGGTACAGCAGAACGTAACGGTAAAACAATTAGCATACACTTAAACGATATTGAAGAAGCTGATTTACAGAATTCATCTATTTACGAGAACTTTGAAAAACAGTTTAACAAGGTAATGGAAGATGTTACTGTAGTACGAACAAACAATTCAGACCAACCAGAAAACGATACAATAACTATTACAGGCACAGGCGAACACACAGAAATGTTATCTGACATAATGCACTTAGCAGGTATGGAAGGTGGCGACGGTACAGAGTTACCACAAGACGCAGAAATTCCTGTAAACGTTGATCCTAGCATGGAACCAGAAATGGGCCAAGGCATGGGAATGCAAGATATGATGTCAATGATTGACACAGCTGAGCAACCTCCTATTAGCGGTGCTGAAGAAATGGAAAGCATTCGCGAAGATGAAGACGATGAAGCGAAGAGTAAAATGGATCGCTTGCGTAAACCATGGAGCATGCCACCGTTTAAATCAAAAGGATCAAAAGGAATATCAAAGGATAAATCGGGTACAGGTGAATTTCAAGGTGAGAAGCAGAATGCCGCTTATGTTCCAAAAAATGGCAATGACGAAGATACTGACATAGAAGAAGGCATTAGCGATGATATTCAAAAGGGTGCTAAAAAAGCCGGCAAGTGGTTGAAGCGTGGTTTGCAAGGTTGGGATATGGATTATGCTGATCCTAAGGACATGCAACAAAAGCACAACGAATACGATACCGATTCATTGCATAATTTAGACGATATGCACGATAATATGAAGGGTGGTGAGACTAAAGAGTTAGGCCATAGCCCGCATGATTTACAACAAAAGCTAATTAACCGTGAGCTAAGACGCAGAGGCGAACGTGACTTCAAGAAGTACGGCGATTCTCGTAAGATGACTGATGATGTTGAAGAAGATTACAGCAACGAGCCAGACGAAGTAGAAGCCACAGTAGATGCACAAGTAAATGGCATGAGTGGTGGTATAAACGGACGTAAGAAGCATTGGAGAAAAGAGTATCCAGGTGATAATATTATGTCAGCAAACTTAGAAGAAGCGGCAGAAAAAATAACAGATGCTAATAGTAAAGAAGGGTTTTTAAATCTTTATAAAGTTATTAACGATATAAGTAATGCGAGCTAACGAATTCTTAAACGAAGCAACCAGAGGTAGGTTACTTGACGCACAGACAAGTACGTTACCAGGTATTGCCTTCACCACAGACCCAGGCATAGATTTATATAGAGCAGGAATGATGGTAGCAGGAATGCCAGAAGATTCTACTGATATAGATCCCTATAGCATAGTAACCGGCCGTCCCTTTATCGTAACATATTGCGAAGAAGAGCGTGAAATGGTAAAGCAAGCATTTAAGAAAATGGGTATCCCATTCAAAGAGCTTGTTCCTCAAGAGAGCAAAGAGCCCGAGGGAGTCAATACTGTTTCCCCACACGTAAGTTTCAAAGGATATTAACGCTTAGGACCGTTAGTGTTACTAAACCAGCCTTCGGCTGGTTTTTTAATGACTAAAATAAATTCTAAATAAGTAAAGTTATGGAAAATAAAAGATATTGTGCGGCTCCTTGGAAGTCATTACATATAAGTCCACAAAGTGATATACGAGTATGTTGTTACGGACAAAGTGATTTTGGAAATTTGCAAACTGATGACATTAATGAAGTCATGCAATGCGAAGAATTAAAAAAATTAAGAGATACAATTAAGCAAGGTAAATTGCATGAGACATATTGTAGTGGATGCATAAAGACTGAAGAAATAGCAGATCTCTCCGAGCGCAATTGGCATAACAACATAGCTGGGGATTTTGATTGTACTACAGTAAGTAATGATTATTATGCCCCTACTCTATTAGATTTACGATGGAACATAACTTGTAATATGAGTTGTACTTATTGCGGACCGACTGCAAGTTCGAAATGGGCAAAAATGCTCAATGTTACAGAATTGCCAACCCCTTCTGGCAAATACTTAGATAATGTATTAGATTTTATAAGTACACACACAGGCTCAATAGATACAGTAGCATTAATTGGTGGGGAGCCACTATTACTCCCACCTAATGATGCGTTACTTAATATACTACCAGACACCGTTAAAATAATGACAATGACAAATTTAAGTATAGATGTAAATACTAATAAGGTATATAATAAATTAGTAAAGAGAGGTAACGTAATATGGACAGTTAGTTTTGATAACATCGGTGAACAATTTGAATATGTAAGGTATGGTGGTAAGTGGGAAACAATGCGTACAAATCTTAATGAGTTATTAGGCAAGAATGGAGATATATCAATAATGTCAGTGTACAGTTTATATAATGCTACACGATTAAATGAGTTCGTTAGTTGGTATAAAGATAATAATTTAGAAGCCAATTGGCAGATATTAACTTACCCGGATTGTTTGAATATGCTTAATCAACCTAAATTAAAAGATATAGCATTAGATGAATTGACTACCGTATTAAGTCGCCCGGACTTAACAGAATATGAAATTACACTGTTTTCGGATCTATCTGAGAGTTTAGAAACAGCTGAATATAATGACTTATCATCGGAATTAAAACAATTTACCAAAGATATGGAATTAAAGTATCACCCAGACAAAATTGGTCAGTTTGATAAGTTATGGCCTGAGATTGCAGAGAGAATAAATGAGTAGATCATTGGATGGTGTCTTAATAAAAAAAGCCCATAGTAAAACAAAATTCGAAGATCAACATATATTAGATATAGCACGATGCATGGATCCTATAGGTGGTGCGATGTATTTTATGAGCAATTTCTTTATGATACAGCATCCCATTCAAGGACAGATGCAGTACAAGCCATTTGATTTTCAGAAAGAACTAATTAATACCTATGCAAATTATAGATTCAGTATTAACTTATTAAGTAGACAAACAGGTAAGACAACCACAGCGTGTGGATATTTATTATGGTATGCAATGTTCCGCCCGGACAGTACAATTCTAATCGCCGCTCACAAGTACAGTGGTGTACAAGAAATTATGCAAAGAATACGTTATGCATATGAATTATGTCCAGATCACATACGTGCAGGTGTAACAAGTTACAACAAAGGAAGTATAGAATTCGATAATGGTTCTCGTATCGTAGCACAAGCAACAACTGAAAACACCGGTCGTGGTATGTCTATTACATTATTGTACTTAGACGAATTTGCATTCGTACGTCCTACTATTGCTAAAGAGTTCTGGACTTCCATTTCACCTACATTAAGTACAGGTGGTGCCGCAATTATAACAAGCACTCCTAACTCAGATGAGGATCAATTTGCTTTACTATGGAAAGGTGCTAACAAAACAGAAGATGAATACGGTAACGAAACAGAGTTAGGTGTAAACGGATTTAAAGCATATCAATGTGATTGGAAACGCCATCCAGACCGTGACCAAAAATGGGCAGACGATGAGTTAGGACGTATTGGTGAAGAGCGTTTTAGACGTGAACATTTAAACGAGTTCATTATCAATGATGAAACACTAATATCCCCTACTACACTAATTGATATGGAGGGTATTGAACCTACTAGAAAAGTTGGACAAGTACGCTGGTTCAGTGATCCAAAGCCCGGTATGTTTTATACCGTAGCACTTGACCCCAGTCTTGGCACAGGTGGTGACCCCTCAGCAATACAAGTATTCGAAGCAAACACAACAACACAAATAGCAGAATGGAAGCACAATAGAACTCCGGTACAAATGCAGATAAGAATACTTGCAGATATAGTAAAATATATTGCAGACAAAGTAGATGATACAAATGCAGTTTATTATAGCGTAGAGAACAATACGTTAGGCGAAGCGGCATTAGTTAGTTTAGATAATTATGGAGAACATAATATCCCAGGGATAATGTTAAGTCAACCCAAGCTAACAGGAATGACAAGACGCTATAGGAAAGGATTTAATACAACAAATAAAACAAAACTTGCCGCCTGTGCTAAACTTAAGAATTTAATTGAAAGTAAACGAATGCAAATCAATAGTAAATCACTCATTTCGGAACTAAAAAATTTCGTCGCCTTAGGGCATAGTTATGAGGCAAAGCCTGGAGAAACTGACGATTTAGTTATGGCTACTATTTTAACTATCCGTATGTTAACGATGTTGCAAGATTATCATAAAGAGTTAACCTCACAGATACATGATTACACTGACGAAGAAATTGCCCCGATGCCATTCGTTGCTATGTTCTAAGGTAAATAACTGTATGCAAAATACCTCACAAAAATTATACGATTTACTATCCTCAAAAGATTATACTGTTAAAACCTTAGACAGTGCCGGCAAAGAAGCAACTGATATGGATGAGGTTGTGATGTTTAGTTTCGATTTCGAAGTAGCTGAAAAGAATTTCGGCACAGTAGTTGTTTTATTGAACTCAGAAGAAGATATGGAAGTATTCTTCGGCGATGCAGTTGGTAAGACAATGGATAGAGAAGAAAAGAAAGTATGGACAGATTTAATGTATCAGTTGCGTATGTTTGCAAAGCGCAATCTAATGGGATTTAAGTTAGAAAACATTCAGCGTTTGAAGTATAGTATGCAAAGTATGGCGGCAATGAATGAAAGTTTCCAATCAATCTTCGAAAGCTATTATGGCACAAGCAAAACAAGTTACAGTCCGCAAGGCAAAGCAAAAATAATCATCAAACATAGTAAACCAATTGGCGAAGGCGATAAACGATATCGCAATGTGAGTTCGGTGTTTATTCAAAATGAATCGGGTGAAAGATTTAAATTACCATTCACAAGATTGCCAGGTGCAAGAGCAATGGCTCGTCATGTAACGGAAGGTGGTAATCCATACGATATGTTTGGTCAACACATAACAGAAATGGTAAAAGACATAGGTACATTAAGTGGCTTTGTTCGCAGAAGTAAAATGTTCGCAGAAGATGAAGCTACAGTTGGATTAGTTGAAACTGGTCGTACTCACTATGATTCAATGCGTAAAGGTTTAAAACAAATAGCAGGCAAACGAGGATACCACACTTATAAAGAAAGTTGGACCCCAAGCGATATAACAGAAACAGAACAAGATGTAAATAATATAAGACAATTATTCACTCGTGAAGCAATTAATCAAAAGGTTGATAATGCAATTCCGCTATTAGCAAGACTATCAGCTAATCAGCCTGATTTAGTGCTTGATGAAATTATCCCAAAGAGAGAAGAAAGCGAAGTAAGTGAATTCGAACAATGGGCAGATAGCATAGTTGATGGCAGCGAGTCTCTTGTAGAAGAAGGTAACAATATTGAAATTGAAGAGTTAAATGATTGGTTTCAAACTGAACAATCATTTGGTATTAATGGTTTAAATGTTACTAATGCATTATATGATATTATTGATGATCGGAAATTAATGGCAGAAATAGAAAAAGCGGCAGAAGCAGATCCAGAAGCTGATTCAAGAAGTTTAGTTTATAACTGGTTATCTCAAAAGAATCCAGAAATTTTAGATCAGATTCATTATGATCCAGCAAATAAAGTAACAGAAGATAACGACTTAGATAGTAATCATCAGTGTGATAATCACGACGATGATGATAAAATAACAAATAAAGGAAACGGTATGAGTACATTTAAAGATTACACAGAAGTAGAAGAAGATAAACAAGAAGCCACTAAACAAGTCCCAGTAACTGAAAGTACTCAACAGCCGACATATGACGAGTTCGAATCTTTAATCAAGCGTACAAACTACCTACTACAAAAATAACCAAACCAATTGACAAAATGCAATTCCATGTTATAATGTAACAATAAAGTAACAGTGTTAAATATTGAATTACTTAACATTCCACTTAAAAATATAAGGAATTGTGTGTATGATGATAAATACATATATGCAACACTCGCGAGGAGTAGTTGTTTTAGGACAAACTTCAGTACAGAAGTATAAAAAATCCAGGTATACAATAGGAGAATTAACATGCCAAGTTTAGCAGATATCCGTGCCCGTCTCGCGGCACAAGACACAAAATCAAAAGGTAATTTCACACAAGGTGAATCAGCGGTTTATGCACATTGGAACATCGACGATGATACAATTGCAAATCTAAGATTCTTAGACGATGCAGATACTTCCAATCCATATTTTTGGGTTGAGCGTAATTTATTTAAGTTTCCATTTATGGGTGTGAAAGGAAATACAGAACATGGTGTTGAGCCAAATTCAAAAGAAGTAATCGTACAAATTCCTTGCATGGAAATGTGGGGCGATAAAGATGCAGTTCTGGATGAAGTTCGCACATGGTTTAAAGATCCAACAATGGAAGACATGGGACGTAAATATTGGAAAAAGCGTTCTTACTTGTTCCAAGGTTTCGTTCGCGAAGATCCAATGGAAGGAAAAGAAGGTTACAAAGTTCCAGAAAATCCAATCCGTAGATTTATCATTTCACCACAAATCTTCACACTGATTAAAAACAGCCTAATGGATCCTGACATTGAAAACTTACCAACTGATCAAGATGCTGGTTTAGATTTCCGTGTTAAGAAAACACAGAAAGGCAGTGGTTATGCAGATTATTCAAACTCAAGTTGGTCTCGTAAAGAGTCCGCATTAACTCAAGAAGAGTTGGATGCAATTGATGAGCATGGACTTTTTGAATTAGCAGACTTCTTACCTAAGAAGCCAGATGCTGAAACACTTAAAATCATCATGGAAATGTTTGAAGCAAGTGTTGAAGGTGAAGCTTACGATATTGAGAAGTGGGGTAAATTTTATACACCATATGGTGTTAGTAAGATTGATGACAAAGCTAAATCCGACGATACAGCAGAATCAAAACCTAAGCCTAAAGTAGAGCCAAAGTCCGAAACTAAAGCAGAAAAAACTACACTTGAAGAAGATGTAACCACAGCTGAAAAGCAAGTGAAAGAAGCATCTAAAGTAGTTGAAGAAGTTGAAGAAGATGAATCAGCTGGTGATAAAAAAGCTAAAGACATTTTAGCAATGATTCGTTCCCGTCAAAAATAATTGACTATTTTAATAGATGTTCCTGACTATAATAACGTTATTAATGCTAATTTTAGGATAGACGGAACGTCGGTTAATGTAATAGATCATTTAGGAGGATTTGATAGTAATCTAAACAACAGATTACTATCAAGTTTAACTACTAATTATAATATCGATTCGATCACATGGGAAGACTCGGTAATAAGTAGTGAACTAAAAGAAATATACCCTGTATTACAGACAAGTCAGAATATATGTAGATTTTTTAATGTTTTTAATAATCCAGATTTAACAATATCAAGAACATTTAAAAATTTTATATGTAGTTTCAATGGTAGTGAGCATGTTAGTCGACAATTTCTTGTTGCGGCACTTCAGAACTTTGGATATTACGATAAGAATACGTGTAGTAAACTATTTAAGTATAGCAATGATACTATTGTTGGTAATCTCCGGTATTATACCAGCAACAAAGCGTATATAAATTATTTTTTCAACGCTGAATCTAACTTTAATAATGAAACAAATCATTTTAATTATAAGAAGTTAGTTCATAGTGACAATATATTAAACTTAGAGTCAATATTATTAAGTTCTTTTGTTCATGTAGTTAGTGAAACGCAAGCAACCAGCCATTATCCATTTGTAACTGAAAAATTTCTATATAGTGTTATTACTAAAGGGTTATTTGTAACCTATGGTCCTGAGTTATGGCATAAACATGTTAATCAATACCTTGGTTTTAAAAAGTACGATAAAATTTTTGATTATGCATTTGATGATGAACCTAATCCGGTTTTTCGACTAATAATGCTATTAACTATGTTATCTAAGTTTCAGAATCTGTCAGAAATTAATAGGCACAATCTTTACGAAATTGAAAGAGAAACAATAGAATTTAATTACGATCATTTTCGCAGTGGAGATTATAAGAGAAGTATATTTAGCAATGGATATTAACACATTAAAAACACTTTGTCCGTTACCATGGAATAATCTGGTTATTGGTACCACAGGCACCATTCAACCATGTTGTGTTTTTGGATCTCATATTAGTAATAATAGCATAGAACTTAACATATCAAAGAATACTGTTCGTGAAATTTACTATAGTGATCAATTAATTGAAATCAGGAGACAATTCTTAAAAGGCATAAAACCTACGGATTGCCATATATGTTGGGACAATGAAAATAATGATTTAACCTCTACTAGACAACGCCACAGAACAGAATTAATAAGTGATCGGAACTTAAATATAAAGAACATAATTGAGAATAAGTCTGCTGAGATTGTTTCATTGGATATAAATGTAGGTAACAAATGTAATTTTAAATGTGTTATGTGTAGTTCAGAGTATAGCTCTCGTATTGCACATGAGGAATTAAGCAAATACAGTAAAGATTCATTTGAGTATAAGAGACTTAAACAGATAAACAAGATGGGTAGATGGTTTGAGGATGAGAGCGTCTGGCAAAATTTAGAAAAAGTTGCACCAAGTTTACGATATTTAGATATATTCGGCGGCGAACCCTTCTTAGTACATCATCAGTTTAAGTTTCTTGATTACTTAATTACCAAAGGGTTTGCAAAAAACATAAAAATACATTATAATACCAATGGAAGTATATTTCCTGAATGCTTCTT